CGATGTCAAGTGTGGACTGTGGACTGTGGACTTGTCCCCCTTCCGGCGGGCTGCGGCCGGGGCCGGGGCCGGGTGCTGGGGCCGGGGCCGGGTGCGGGCGCTTGGGGCGTGGTTGGCTGGGGCTGGGGGTTGGGCCTGGGGTTGGGCCGGCGTGGCAGTGGCGGCGTTCCGGCCGTTGGTGGGTTCGTTATAGCGGGCGCATGCAAAAGCGCCCGGCGGGTGAGGCCGGGCGCGGGTGGGTGCGGTTGGTTTGGAGTCAGTCGCGACGTTTTCCGAGGATGAATAGTGCAACCAGGGCCGCAAGCATTGCGAGGACGTCACGCATTGAACAGGCTTCCGGGCTCGGCGTTGTTCGCCGGCGCTGGTGCCGGCGCTGGTGCCGGCTCCGGCTCTGGTTCTTCAGCCTGGACCGTTTCGGGGTCGTCGACGACGGCGGAAACGGTGCGGCCGGTGACGTACTCGGCGGCACGCTCGGCGGCACCGGCGGCGACGACGACGGCGCGCGGGTCGTTTTCCAAAGCCTTCAGCCAGGAAGCGATATAGGCGTTGCGGTTCTCGCCGATGTCTGGGGTGTCCATTCCATACGCGCACGCGAGGAAGGATGCGGCGAGTTCCGCAATAAGTTCTTCCCTGGCGTAGTCTTTGGATCCGAATCCGTTGCCGAGTTTGCGATTCAAGCGCCGTTCGTGGCCGGTCGCGTGAGCGCATTCGTGCGCGAGTGTTGCGGTGTAGTGTTCGCCGGCGTTCGCCTTGTTCCAAGCGGCACCGTCTGGCATCGTGATACGGTCATGCTGGGATGAATAGAACGCTCCGGTGCCCTTCGTCATAGCGATACCTTCGGCCGCCATCCATTCGGTGAGGTGGTCGCGTAGTGCGCGGGCAGCTGCGCCCGGTTCTGGGTTCGGCCGGCTCACGCATGTACGCTCGAAGCGCTCCAGCACTTCGGCGGGCAAGTCGCATTGCGCGACGTTGAACACGGCGAAGTATCGAAGCCATACGCTCTTTCGCATGGCCTTCGTGCCGTCGTCGTTGGTCTTCGTGTTTGTTCCGAAGTGCCAGTAAACGACGGGCGCGCTTTTTTCACCCTTGCGAACGCATCCACCCAGGGCCTGCGCCTGGCGGAAAGAGAGCCACAACGGCAAGCGGTAGCCGTTGCCGGCTGCGATTGTCGGGAGGGTGATACGGTTCGAGCCGCGATACGCGCGGTTGGTGACGGCGTTCCGGTGCATAGTGGGGCCGCACGGGCTCCAGGGCTGACGCCACGGGATTGTTCCGGTGCGTAGTGCGTCGAGTACTTGGGACGTAACCATAGCGGCGACGTCCTTCGGGCGAGTCGTCATAGCGATTCTCCTGTTCGGGTTGTTCCGCGTTCGGCGACGTTGCCGGGCCGCGGCCGGCCGCCCCTCGGTTGAAGGGCGGCGCGGCTGGGGTCCGGCTAGGCGAGCTCGCCGTATGTGGTGCCTGTTACGGGATCGGATGCGGACTCTTCGATGGCGTCATAGTTGCCGGAGTCGGCCGGATCTAGTGCGAGGTCATCACCTGGGTAGTGCTCGGTGGTTTCATCCGGCATTGCGAAGCGGTCTTCGTACTGTGCATCGAGGTCAAAATCCGGCGCGTAGTCGGGAACGTCGTCGGGGTAGGCGCTCATTCGTCTTCCCCTTCCCAGGCTGCGGGTAGTGAATGTTCGAGAGTCTTCCCGATGCGGCGTTCCATTTCCTCCGCGCCATCACGGAACGATTGCGGATCTGGTGAAAATCCCTCCATTCCGTCGTGCCATTCGTGCCAGTAGGCAAGCGCGAGGGGTTCGAGTCCCTGGTGGCCGTGCGTATTGAATGCGTTCACCACGCGAAGTAGTGCGGTGGCCAGTACTGCGTCACTGTTGTCGAACGGTGCCGGGATTGGCGCTTGGCCGGTGATGTCTCGGCATTGGTTGCCGACGATCTCTGCAAGTTTGCATCGGTTCATCGCGCGTCCCCTTCCGGAATTGGTGCCAGCAGCGCCGAGGCACCGAGGACGTTCGTTTCGGTCTCGGTGTACGTGGTGCGGGCACGGTCCAGCTCGGCGAGGGCGTTCCCGAGTTGCGAGGCGGCGGAGTCGACGGAATTTGCGGTTTGCAGTGTTGGCCGTTCGCGGTGCCATTCGATGGCGCTGGCGAGGGTTTCGCATGCTGTTGATGCCATGCGTGCCGCATAGGCGAGCGCGTTAGCGTGTCGTTGCAAGTCCAGCCAGGTCATCGGGCACCCCCTTCCGTGCCGGCGTGACGCCATGCCGCGAGGTTCTTCGCGTAGTTCTCAACGGGCGCTTCAAGGGTTCCCAGCGGCATGAGAAGGCCGAAGCCATGCCGGCCCTGGACGATTACGGGCTTTCCGGGCTTGCGCGAGATCGTGAGGGTGATTCCCGGCCGGCTAGAATCGGATCCGAGCGCAGCGGCCAGGTCGGCAAGGTAGGCCGGATTCAACGTGACGCTGACGGAGTCTGCGAGGCTCTCCGGCGACGGCATGACGCTATCGATGGGCGGGAAGTTCTGAACGTCAACGCGCGGCTGCGTCATAGTTCCCCGCTTGTCGGTGCGGCTGGAGCCATCCACTCCGATTGAAATGGTCACGCGGTCCTTGCCGGTTGCCTTCTTCAGGATGGAGGGCGGCACCAGGTGCGTGCAGTTGGGGCCGGCGCTCGGTTCCTCGAGGTGCACTACTGATGCCACGCGGCCATCGGTGCAAGTGATGTAGACACCACTGGTGCAGGTTGTGACCTGGGCGAAGTTGAACGAGTAGCGGCCGGGTTCTCCAGTGCTGGCGCATGCGGCTACGTCGATGCCGGCGGGCAGATGAAACGTCGTTGCGGTTGGAGCAATTGCGAGTGTCATGCGGTCCTTTCGTTACGTTGCGAGCGGGTCCACGTCGGACCCGTTGCATCTACTATAGCCTTTGGCTAGCCGTTGTCAAGCCGTGGCAATCACAATTTCAAAAAGGGCGGACCGTGTGTGGAACGGGCGAGGCGTCATAGTGAATGGGTGTTGGTTGGAGGGCGTCTACCCCGACGTGCCTGGCGCTGGCGTTTCGGCCGGCGGTCGCGGGCTTGAGCGGCGGCTGGCGGCGGCTGGCGACGGTTCTAGTCCATTGCGGACCCGAACGCTGGCCGGTGGCGCTGCCCGGTGGCCGTTTCGGTCTGCGTTGTGGCGGTCTGGCGCTGGCCGGCGGGCTCCGGCGGGCGCTCGCGTGCCCGGGGGCGCGGGGGGTCGCCGGATCGCGACCATAGTTCAACTGCCCTTCACATCATTTCGCGATGGAATGGTTTGACTTGGAACCTAAACTTCCACGTTTCCGATTCGTCCGTTTACGATCCTTTGGATCTTTCGTGATGATCTGGAGCGTGTCATTGCGAACGACGGTGATCTGGTGATCCATGAAGTGACGGATACGACCGTCTTCAAGTACGACCGCGTAGCAGCCGTTGGTGTACATGCCAGGGTTACAAACGTAGAGCAGGTAGCCTTCACCAAGAGGCGTGTTGACGGGTATCAGCTGGTTGAACTCGTGGATCTGATTGAACATATTCGCCTTGACCTAATGGCCTTTATTGGATAGAATCGGGTACGCATGTGTGCATCTGGAGCACCTTTGCTCCAAATCGGCACCCCGTATAACGAACCACGATGGCTCAGGATCGATCCGTAGCACCTAATGCTGTCTCGGTATTACTTTGCCATACAAATCGATCCTAGACGATCCTAGCCGCCTTGTAGTCGATGCTGGAGGTACGGCAGCAGTTCGGGTGTCTGCTTCATCGCTGCTGCCAGTCCTTGCTCGATGCACCTAACCTGGGTCTCGGTGAGACTGAGCTCAAACGACAGGTCAATGATCTCGACGAGTTCGTGGATGACGGTCAATGCTTCCTGCTGACCACTGAGACTTGGGTGGAGACGGATCAGCGGGTACGGATGGATCTGGGCATCGCCGAAGCCCAGGTCTCCCACATCATCGCTGACAAGGATCGGAATGACATTCGCACCGAGTTGGATTTCCGACGGCAGGTGAGTCATCGAGTTCTCCGTTTGGTTTGGTCAGATGGTTTGGGATTGCCCAAGGGGGGGAAGGGGGAGAGGGAGGGGGAGGGGTTGTTTTCCCCTCCCCCTCCCTATCCCCCCTATAGTCCCCCCTTTCCTCCCCCTCCCCACGTCCAAGGTCCGGATAAAATGGGAAGTGACTTCCCATTTTATTCGGACGTTGTCATTGTCTGTTGAACCATCTGCGACCCTTTGGGGAGTACTCTGAGTACACCCTTCGGAGCTCATCCTCGATGGCCCGCTGGCGTGATCTTTCGACCGCTCGTTCCGGGTCTTGAGCCATGTCTTTCTTCCACAACCACACCGCCATTGCCAATGCCTCAACCCGGTCGTCGTGATCAAGGCATCCACGCTGGCGCGTAATGCGCGTCAACTGGTGCTGAAGCACCTCGTCCTGCGCCACTTCCGGATGAATCACCAGCCGGTGCTGGTTTAGGATGGGCTCCAGGTTGTCGATGATGCGCGTTTCCTTCTGCCCGCTCACGCGCACCGTTTCAACCGAACATGCCCATCCATCGGGGTTCAAGGCGTCCGTTCCCGGTTCCGTAAACTCCCTTTGGAGATAGGGTTCCAGCAACTGCGCCATCATGCCCTGGCCGAAGTTGTCTTCGACGTACAGTTCGGTCACTCCGTGGCGCTTTGCTACCTGAACCAGCTCATCAAGCGTCGAGGGGCTGTATCCGCCCGGAAGTCCGCCAACTGCCTTGCACCAAAGATACCCGTTCATGTGGCTAACTATCGCGAACGCGGTCTCATCTTCGCCCTTTCCGCTGGGATCTACCCACATCCGCGTACCCGTGTACTTGGCCCAATCCTTGTCAAACATGATGGGCGCTTGGTAGCCATCCGTTCCGAATCCAAGGCTGGGGATTGACTCAATGCGGGTGCTCTGGCCGGCGGAATTGGTTGCTCCCCAAGCGATGGTCATTGGTGCCTTGTCGCGGTCCATTGCAAAGACGATGAAGTCGGCTAGCCGGAGCGGAGTTCTGTTCTCGTCGCCAACCTTCCACGTCAGCAGGTACTGCATCTGGTACTTCGAGCGGCCCTCGGCGGCCTCGCGCGCTGCGAGCTCCTCGCGGCCGAACCGCTCAGGCCAGCAAAGGTCGCCAGCCTCCATGTCTGCGAACATCGGCCCGAGCTGGCAGCCGCATCCTGCTTCGCCAGGATGACTCACAGGCCACGCCATGAATCGATACCCACCTCGGATCAGGTGCTCGTAAAGGGTCTCCTCATGGTGCGGCGTGCCGAGATATACGACGTCACCACCGGGGATGAGGATGTTCTCAAACTCGGCTACTTGGTCTCGCAATCGCTTACGCATGTCAAGCGTCAAGGTGTTCTCGCTGGTCTCGACGTCGTCGGCCACGATGCACGTTGACCTTGAGCCAGTGATCTGACCAGTGATGCCGTAGGCACAAAACGACGGGGTGCGGTCTGGATCGGTGCCGTTGACATCGAACATGAGCGCCGAGTCGCGCTGGCCCGACTTGCGATCAGGAACCAAGTGCTGGAGGAACCGGGCCTGCCCAATCCACTTGCGCGCCAAGTACAGCGACTCCTTCGCGGCACGCTCGCTCTTTGAGACGTAGGTGATTCGTTCGTGCCGTGCGTTGGTGAACAGCCGCCAACAGCAATATGCAATCGTGACCCATGTCTTTGAGGCACCGCGCCATGCGAGGATCCCACGCCGGTTGGTGCCGTGCTGTAGGTACTCGGCGATCTCTTTGTGGTGCTTGGGAATCGACTTCAGGCCGATCTCTCGCCACAACTCGGATAGAAAGAATGGAAACTCTTTCGCGAGACGCTCGACGTACTCCCGAGTCTTCGGATCAAGACCGCCGAGACTTTGCACCGGAGCACTTCCACTTCGCGCGCGAAAGGCGCAACGGGCTGTTTGGATCCTTCGCCGCCGATGGATGGTCACGCATCTGTCCAAGGCTGCGAGCGCAGTAGGCATCTCCCTTGGAGGTGCCAGGCTTGATGCGGTCGCCGCCGCCCTTGGCCTGACCAGCCTGACCGTAGGACACCTTGCGGGTCCGACCTGACGATCCCTGCACCACCTTGACGAATCTCTTGCCCTTGGCTGGCGTCACTTCCAACCCCGCTTCATCTGACCATACTCCTTCGCGCTGACCGTCGTCTTCGACTTGGGACGACTAATGCCAGCCTTCTTGCGACGATTGATGTTGCCAACCAGCGAGTTCCTCTGCTTCATCGCGCACCTTTCTTTCTGTTCGTTGTCCTGCTCACAACACGGAGGTTGATCCGAGAGTTCGATCCACCCTTCGACAGCGGAACCTTGTGATCGACCTCGCGCGGATCGCCCGTCTTGAGTCCCATCTTGCGGCGGGCCTTGTGCCGCTCGCTCTGCCGTCGCAGCTGCTCCGGCGTCCCCTGATACTCCCGATACTCCTTTGCGTAATCACGCTTCGTTGCCATGTGTCTCCTACTGCTGATTCATCTGAACAAGGCGGGCGTCCCACTGTCTCCCGCGATTGCGATGGGACGGGTCACGGACAAGGTCGATGACGACGAGGGCCGCACCCCACTGAGATGTGTCTCTGCGACTCATCCACTTCGGTTGAAGCGGGCCGCACGTTCCTGCATTGGCGTACCAGTACGGCAACGGAATCGAACGCGAGCGCCGGCACTGGGTCGGATGCACCGGACGATGCGTGTGGCCGCGCACAAACAACCGATGCGCCGATCCTCCAGTCATGTTCATGAACTGGAGTGCCTCCAATTCGTCGCTGCCCTGCCCAGCATCGAAGCCGTGGGTGAGAACAACTGGTCCGATCTCAAGGCACCCAGCCTTGTCTTTCCGGTACGGCGTCCAGTGCCAGTGCCTGGCTTCCTCTGCAAACGGCTCTGTTCGCATAAAGTCGGTCACGTCACGCAAAGCCTTGGGAATACGGCGAGGATCCTGCGACTTCAGGTTGTCGTCATGGTTGCCCATGCAGACGTGGTAGTGCGTCTTCTTTCCGAGTACGTCGCGGAGAGATCGCATGAATGCCGATGCGTGTCGGTACTCGTCGAGCAGCGTGTGGTCGGCCTCGTCCGGATGGACGCTCGCTGCTGATGCCTCGAAGATGTCGCCAAGGTGGACGAAGTTTGAAATCTCTCCAAGGTCTGCCAGCGTGTTCAACAACCAGTGGTGCGTCTCTGGAGGAGTGAAGGGCGAATGCGTGCAGCTGATAGCAGCGATGCGCTTCCCCATGCTGGTCTCCTTGTCAGGCCGCTTCTTCGTCGTTAGCGATGTCGCTTGGGCGGAACTTCAGTCCGCGCTTGCTCATCTCTTGTACGAGATCGTTGAGTGGGCTGTCTGCCGTCTGCACGCTCGTTACGCCATTGTCCTTGAGCAGTCCGCGTATGGCGTTGAAGTCAGCCGCCGTCGCCATGATGCGCCGTGGCTCACCGCCGGGACCAATCACCTCCCTGCCATCCTTCAGCACTTCGAGCATTCGGAGCGCGAGCAATCGTTGCAGGTCTGCGTTGATGTCGTTCATTTGGTCTTGAAGGTCGGTCGTTGCGCTGGTCGGAATGCGTCCGATGGCGTGATGAACGGAACGTAGGTCTCGCTATCTGTCAGAGGCTGCGTCACACCAGAACGGTGCAACATGCGAGCCCAAATCAGATTCTGGTACGGAAGGCTTTGCTGGAGCAGGTAGCGAGACCGCTCGGGATTGTCGTCGCGCGTATAGATGGCATCGCCCATCCGTGCGAGTGTTTGCGGACCAGCACCAACCAGCGAGAATGCACGCTCGGCCATGCTCATTTGCCGATCCGATGCCTGCCTGGCGATGGATCCGAATGTGCCGCCCGGATAACGGATACCGAGCGCACGCGATGGCCCGATGTTGAAGTTGTCCATGTAACCAAGCGCGCGCGTGAGGCTGCCCATCATGGCGTTCTGCTGAACGGCACCGAACACTTCCTCATGCGGGTTCTCGGAGAGGTTTCGGAGGCTGTCCGTGAAGCTGCGTCGATTGGTCAGGTCCAGTGACGTGCTCCGGCCCAACCAGCCCATGAGGAACTGGTAGCCGACGAGTCCACCGAGGGCCAGCCCGCCCATCTGGGCCATCGGGCGCAGTCGCTGCGTGTTGTAGGCCGTGATGAATGCGGAGAACTGGTTGACCAGTCGCATGAGCGGAGCGGTGTCTTCCCAGAGCGGACGGTCGCCAGCGCCAGGCGTGACGTTCCAGTATCGACGGGATTCGATTGGAAGGTTGTCCGAAAGGACACGGCGCAGATCCGAAGCGTTTGGATCCCACCTGTCCCACAACGGGTTGATGGGCCGGCGACTGTTCAGGAAGTCGTTGAACGATCCAGCACCGATGGAAGATCCGTCTGCATACACGCCGAACTTGTGCGTCTGTTCAAGGAACTGCCGTGCGTTTGAGCCATTGATGCCCATGCGGTTGAGGCGACCAAGTTGCGTTGCCGGCAGCGTCTCGCCGCGAACAAGCTTCTTGGCACCAAGCATCATTTCGTGCATCGCGATCAGCGAGCCCCATCGTGCGTTGAAGTTGTTGACGAAGTTCAGGCCGATGATGTCGCCGGTCTTGGCCGCAGCACTTTCCATGCTTCGGTCAACTGCCGCTGTGACTGTGCGTGTCATCGGAGAGCTTCCGGCCGCACGCTGCTCAAGAACGAACTCGGTGTCCTCGCGGAGCAGTCGCGTGACCTGCGTGCCCATGTTGAGCATCTCAAGCATCTCGCGGCTCGCCTTGCCGCCAGGCACCCAATCGAACGGAAGCAGTGCGTTCGCCAGGAACTGGAACCCGCGTGGATTCAGCGTGCTCCAATACATCTTGGTCGTCATATCCAGCAGGTTGCTGTATCCCATCATGCCGCCGTTGACCAGCACGCTCCATCTGCTCAGTTGTCGCGAGGTCCACATGGTCCATTCACTCGGTGCGGCCTGCTTGTCAAACAGGATCTGGCCGATGAGGCGCTTCGTGACTGCTTCGCTGTCAAGGATCCACGAGTTGGCGTCAGCAACAAATGCGTTTGCTTCCTTCGCGAGCCCTGGGCTGTTGGCAGAAACTTCCTGCGAGAAGCGTTCGACATCATTGCGGAGCTGCCCGAGGAACTGAATTAGGTCGCCGGCATTCTTGACTGGGCGAACTGAGCCGGTCTCTTGGTCGGTGATGAGGATTCTCGCCATCACGTCGGGGTGCGCCTTGATTGCACGGGCAATTCCGATCTGACCATGCACCTGAGCCCGGTAGCGCCGTAAAAGCGTGATCGGGTCTTTCACGATGAACTCGCGAAGTGCAGGACCAACGCTGACAAAGGTGCGCTCTCGGGTTACGCTGACGTTGCTTGCCTGTGCAACCTGATCAAACATCGTTGCGCCCTTGTACGGGTCGGTCAACTTCAAGATCAGGTCATCAGAACCCTTCTGGTAGATGCGCTCAAGCGAATCCGTTATTGCAATCTGTGCCTCGGCGCTGAATGATGACAAGCTCGGAATCACGAATGTTGCTGCGGATGGATCCTCGAGCAACTTGCGTATCGCGTTGCCGTTCTTGAATGTGAGTGTTGGATCGCCGTAATGGGCTCGAAGCGCATCGGTGATCTGCTCGCGGATGACGGGGTTGTTGCGAGCCCTGTCAAACGCGGCCGCCACCGCATCGAAGCGGAGGTTGCCACGGTCCTGCATCCGGAACTGTGCGATCAGGGCGGCACGCGCGCCATCGCGGTTCTTTGCAATCAACGTATCGTCAAGGACAAGGCTGATGTAGTGCGACTTCTTGAGCGCCGGATCGTTCTTGAGCAGGCCAGAATCGACCAACTCGTCGTACATCTGGTCAAAGTACTTTTCAAGGCGATCAGCAATGTCGATAGCAACGGCTGATCGTGGCCCAGGCGTGATGGAGCTCGCAAGCCCTTCATCCGCCATGCGTCGATCCATGATGACGTCAACGGCTTCGCGCAATGCAGCGCGGCCCTCTGCACTGGTGCCACGCATCCAACTGTACATCTTGTTGCTCCGCAGGATCTCCTGAACATCGTTCAGCGTGGTGCGGAGAACGCCATCAAGGCCGTCCTTGACGGCTTCTGCGCTGCTGCGGCTCGCTGCCGTGCCGGCAAGTTCTGCGGCAGTCAGTTCCATATTGCTTGAAACGAGAATGCGGTTGAGGTCGGAGAACCAGTTCGGCAGCACGCGGGCTCTGGCGTTCGGTGTGCTTCCGGTTGGCAGTGCATCGCCCAGGTCTGCAACCAACTTCACAAGCCTCTGTGCAGCACCCTTGGTTTTCGGGACCGTATTGAGCAACTTGGTCAGAGTTCGTTCCATACGCGACAGTGAATTGAACATCTCTTGTGCTGGATGCAGAACTTCGACAAGTCGCGCTGCGTCAGGGTGCATCGCAGGTGGCGGGCCAGCTCCAGTCGAGTGCAGGATCTCGTCCTGGAGCATTTGCTTGCGGTGCGCTCGGTACAGTTTTCGCAGTTCTTTCAGGAGCGGTTCAAGGGCATCGCGGCCACCGTCTGACCGCAGCGGGGCAATGGAAACGCCTTCATGGAAGGTTCCATTCCTTGCGTCATCGAGCAGGTTCTGTACGAGACGCATTCCAGTAGCCTGCTCGTCCTTCCACTTGGCCTTGCCAACAAGCTTCGCTGCCGCATCGCCACCTTCGCCAAGCGCGACTCCTCTAGCGGACACGATCTTCTGCTCCGGCAGATTCTTGAGCATCAGGTTGAGTCGCTTCGGCGCGGTCCAGCTGCGAGCCCATGATGCCGCCGCGCCACGCAAACCCGTTGTCGGTGATCCTCCCAGCGCAAGCACAGTGCGTGCAGTCAACTCCTTGGCTGCGTAGGACGTGGCGGGCATTGCCATGCCAAGGCCAGCACCAAGCCCGACCACGACCATCTCATCAGTGAGGCCATCCTGGTTGGTGAGGTCATACGAGAATGTGTCGGTCGTCTTCTTGGCAGCGAGGTTGATGCCACCAAGCACGGCTGCATTCTTGGAACCAGATATGAGGACTTGCGTGATTGCGCCACGGGCTGTGCCGACGGCGCGCATTGCCTGACCACCTACTGGGATCATGTACATGGGCTCAGTTAGGCCGGAAACTGCACCGGCTCCAAGCGATGCGTACCAAGGCGCTGTCTCGGCGTAGCGTGCAATCGTTTGTTGGTCTTCAAGCACGCCAGCGGCATCATCCACAACCCGGTAAAAGTCCCTGCGGCTCATGCTTTCGGACAGGTAGCCGTCCTCAGCCAACTGATTCACAAGAGCCAGTCTGTTTGGCTGCATCCGCTGGATTTCGGCAGCCATGTCAAATGGCCGCGTGTCCTCTGGCGTCGAATCCATAAAGCTGGACAACCAGTCGCTGAAGCCGTTGGTTGCCCGCACGCTCGGATTCAGAGACATGCCAGCCATGACGGTGTCCCAGAAGCCCGGATCCTCCTGGCGTCGGCTTGACACGACGAAGTCACTTGCCGATTCGACGCCAAAGTTCGTATCTGGCGACTGCTCTTCCGTTCCCGTGTATCCCATGCCGCCAAACCGCTGGATCAGAGGCGATGGTTGAAACTGGGGCATCACTTCCTTCGGATCTTGCGGAGCACGTCATCCGCAGTCGGCTGCGCGGGTTGCTGAGGCTGCACAAGACGCATCGTCCGAACACTCACTGGAGCCAACCCATCATCGTTTGGCTCGCCAGTACGAATGAACATGTGGTACGAGTTGTCAACGGAGTTCATCACCGGGACGATGGACTCGACGCGGTCAGCCGGGATGTTGTTGGTCTTCAGCCAGGCATCCACAAGCGGCTGATCCCACTGCATGGATGGGTAATCAGAACCGCGCTCGTATGCCGCAAATGTGCGCTCACCAACCTTGGGGTAGACGTGATTCTCGTAGACACGCTTGGCCTCTGTGGCGATCTGCGTCTCGATTGCTCTACGGTCTGGGGTCCATGAGCCGGCGACAGGGTTCCACTGCGACATGACGCGCTGGGTTGCCTCAAGCGACAGGTCGTTCAACGCGGATCCAGTTACGCCTAGTCCATTCAAGTTTGCCGCCGCAGCTTGCGCGACCGCGCTCTGAATGGTTGCGAGCGTCGGCAGTGGCGCTGAGGCGTTTGTGATGCTGTAGCCACCAATACGCGAAACCCCATTGATGACGAATGCGTTCGTGATTTCTCCGGACGGCAGAGTTGGAAGCCGAGCGTCCTGGTTACGGTCAACAGCGGACGCAAACATGGACCGAAGGGCGGGAATTGCGGCAGTTGTCAGATTGCCGTCTTGATCGCGTGGCAAGCCAGCCACTGTCTTGTCGCTCAAGATGTCGCGCACGGCCATGATGACGGTGGCATTGCCAGCCGTATCTGTGTCGCGAACATTGAACCCAGTCACCTGGGCCATCGCGTCGTTCTGATAGAGAGGCGCAAGTCGAGAGATGAACTCAAGGGCGGCGTCTCGCTGGTCAAGACGACCATTCAGGCTGCCGTACAAGGAGTCAAGCAGGCCCGCAGGCATCGTCTGTGTCTGGAGAACCAAGTTCGCCGCAGCTGCGGGATTGATCGTGCTTTGCCGTACCGCACCGCTCTGCTGGATGACATCGTTCCACTTTGGGTCAGACGGCGTCAGGATGATGTTTCGGTTCATCACATCATCGACCAGACGGCGGGTTTCACCCATCTTGTCAATCTTGGCGAACTCGGAATCGACACGCTGTAGCAGGTCAATCGAGACAGCCTTGCGCTTGGCGTTCTCAATCGCCGAAAGGTTGGGGTCATACTGCACTTCAGCCAAGCGAGTAGCGATGGTGTCGCGTGTTTCTTCTGTTGGACTCAGGGCGTATGTGTTGGCAGCCTGCCGAAGCACATTGTCTTCCTGGGCCTTGATGAATGTCTGCTCGCTGGTTGCAATGGTGTCCGCAGGAGCACCGGCATCGACCAAGCGATCTCGAAGCCGGAAGAATGTGTCATCACCATTCTTCGCTGCGCCCTGCATGGCATTGGTAATCAGTGGGACAATCTTGGCGGTAGCAGTTGATCGAACTGATGCCTGCGATTCCGGCGAGAGTGTTTCCGACATGGCAACAATCGCGTCGTAAAGTTCGGGATCCTTGGCCTTGTCTATCTGCTCATTCAGGAAGTCGCGGCTCATTCCATCGCGAAGTGCTGGGTCTTGCACGTTCTGCTGGAGTACATCAGTCATCGCGAGATATCGTTCGGTCAGCGGAGCCGTGCTGGTCGTGAGCAGCTTCATCTGCTGCGCGACGACGGTCATGCGGGCGCTCTCATTTGCGGCGATCTTTCGGCGGAGGTCGGGGCGATTGACATCGGCGAGGAGCAGACGTTCCGTTGGATCCTGAATGTCGCCAGCGATTCGGTCGAACATCGCCCGGTCGCCCATTTCAGCCGCCTGCTTCAGTGCGAGCCCGTAGGTGCTGGACATGAATGTGGTCCGGTCCATCCACGGGAACCGCGCCGTGGCGTCCTGATACATCTGATCCGGCGTGGCCCGCAGAGCATCCGGCACGTTGTCGAGGAAAAACCCGGCGACTTGTGAACGCAGGAACTGTTCGGAAGCCTGCTTCTGGCTCTCGGACGACCGGCGAAGGTAGAGCTCTGTAGCCGCACCTTGGACAGCGCGCTGATACACGGCGTTGCCAGCAGGTGTCCTGGCGTTGTATCCGCCAGCAGCCATCTCGGAGAAGTCCACGACGTTTGGCGTTCCATCGATCAGTTGATTGAGTTCACCCTTCTGGAACCGCTGCTGGAGTTCAGCAACGCGCTTCGCAGCAGCCATCTGCGTGCTGTAGACGTCGTCACGCTCGGTCATGGCTGCGTCCATGCGAGCCAGCTGCCCGAACTGCGAGAAAGCCGTGCCGACCTGCGAAACCACCTGCATGGCTTGCTCAAGGTCTTGCGCTGCCTTGGTGTCAAGCGTCGGAGCAACAAACGGAGAGATGGCTCCAACCGCCGGAGCAGTCAATTCCGCGACAGGAATTACCCGCTGCTGGGAATTGATCTGCACAGGAGCAGAACGGCGAAATCCCGCAGCCTGCGAAGCAAGTGCCGCCGATGCTTCAAATTGGCTCATGGTTATCTATTGAGGGATGCAATGCCGCTGGTGATTGACAGCCCAGTTCCGAACCCACCAAGGGCTCCCTGTGCCATCGCCAGGCCGGAGGATCCAAACTGGGACTGCAACTGACCTGTGCTGTTCTGAATCTGGAACTGCTGTGCCGCATACGCCTGCGTTGCACCAAACAAGGCTGATCGATAGTTCAGACTGTCCTGCACCAACGACCTGCGGATGTTGCTTTCAAGGGTCCGGTTGTTCAGAGCGCCCTGAATGTCGATGGATCTGAGGATGTCAGCTTTGCTGCCGCTCATGGCAGCGCCGCTTTCTGCGAGGGCAGCGCGAGCAGCACCGGAACTCTGTTCGTAGTCCTGTCGCACCGCTCGGCGCATTTGCGGGATGGCATCAAGTGTGCCTTCCAGGCTGAACAGCTGCGACTCGCTCAACAGCGCAAGGCGCTGCTTGTACGAGGTGTTGTAGAAGTCGCTCTGCTGGCCCAACAGCCGCATAGCCTGCTGGGCAGCGGCGTTCTGCTTCTTCTGCGCCTGATTGGCTAGGAACCCTTGTAGGAGGCTGGTAGCGCCACCGACGGCTAGGCCAATGCCGAGCAGCGGACTCATAAAGCTGCTGGATGCTGCCGCCGCACCGCCGCCTGACGTAAGCATTCCGCCTTGTAACGCAAATGCGCTCATGCGCTACCTCCGTGAAGCATACTGGTGTGTCGGCCGTAATACTCGATGCCAGTGAGGATGGTTGGACGGGCGTCGATGTTCTCGACGGTTACGGTCAGATCGTTTGATCTACCAACGCACCATGCCGTGAATCTGCCCTGTGGATCGACGTTCGCATTTGCTGGCGTGAACGTGCTGGATCGATCAGGTCGGCGTGAACTCCTGGCACTGATCTTGTACGGCCCGCTCTTGAAGTGGTCCGTGACGACCTTGTTGACCTCCAGCTCCCCTTCAATGATCGGGTTCCCGTTGCCATCCTGCTGGTACAGGCGCGTGAACGTCACTCGGAACGGAATTGATCGACCAAGCACAACAAGCTTGCCAGTCAAATTGACGCCAGTTGCAGTCTGATTCGCAAGCGGCGTGGTTGTTGCCGTAGTTCCGCTCATTGAAATGCCGCGCTGTTTCCAAACGCCATCATCAATCCAGACAACTGTATTGATGTCTGGATCAGCGTATGGCAGCGTCCACTGCATCTCTGTGCCATTGAACGTCCCACCTCTTATCACATGGCGATGATCCAAACGCGGCTGTTCTGTGAATGATGCGGGAGCAAGTGGGTCGCTCGTCAGAGGCATCGAATCAATCAGCAGGTTGAGATTGCTGCTGATGGTTGCGGTTCGCAGGATGTAGAGCGTGTCGTCAATGACGATTGCGTCGTTGATAATGTCGCCGCCAAATGAGTAGCGCGTCCAGGCGGACTGGACCAGCTTGTCGGCAACGCGGGTGCTTCGGTAGACATACAGGCTTCCGTCTGTGTTACCGTAACTATCAAAGTTCACGACATCGCCGGTCGAGATGACCGTGGTGTTGCTTGGGCCCGGACCCTTGTTGCCAGACCATGTCGATGGGTTTGAGAAGAATCCCCCTCCGACTCCGTTGCTGTAGATGGTGGAAGTCGGATCCGTGGTGGTCGGCTGCGGTATCACGACAAGTGTGTCGTTGTTGTCGCTACCAACCAGTGATCGCAAGTAGGTTGGCAAAAGTCCGTCAACGTGCTGCGTGATGGTGTTCGCGCGGTTCGACACCTGAATGTCGTCGTAGACATACTCATACACCAGGCTTGACTCCTCGCGTGTGCCTGCGAGGTAGATCATGCTCGACACCGGGACAGGACGCACCTTCTGTGTGTTGTAGGTCGTGCTGGGCGTGAATGTGGCGTTGCTGGCCGTGAACGTCTCGTCGCCGCCGAGTTCAAATTGGGTGCCGGCTCGCGTCAGGAGCAGCAGGCTCTTGCGGAACGGAACCATGAAGTCGATCAACGAGACGCTGTTTGAACCAATCTGCACCGTGATCGGATCTGCCGGATTTGCGGCAAAAGTAGACGTTGAGTACGGGAAGAAGTTGAATAGGTCATTCGGCTGGGAGCAGGCAACGAACTCTCCCATTGCAAAGCACAGCCTGCCACGGTGATACGCGATGTCGGAAATGACCGTGCCAGACTGGAATGGGCTCGGCGCTCTCCATGAGGTTCCATCCGTATTTGCGTCCTTCAGTTCCGTGCCTTGTGTCACGAATGACACCGCGAAGGATGGCGGCGTGAGCCCGGTCCTGACCATCTTGACCGGGAACTTCGTCTCGTCAAGCTTGGTGTGGGTGGTTGAGTAACCAGACTTGTTTCCGGTTCCTGTCGCCACCTTCGTGTTCACGATGATCGTCGTGTCAACAATCGTCAGGAATCGCAGGTCATCGGCCGACGGAGTGTTTGTGTCGAGGTAGGTCTGCGTATTGCCGTTGAAAGTTGGCGTAATGACGTTTCCGACAACTGAGCCGGCGGACACGGTCATCACGGACTGCGTCACCAGGCTGTCGTTGAAGACGCAAGAGAAGACAAACGGCCCGCTTCCTGATCGGCTCACTGTGACCCTCCCGGCTCCAATAGTCGATAGGGCTTCAAGCGCACTTTGGACCGTCGCGGCCGAGTCGTTGAAGTTCATGGCGGACGTTGTCTGGCTGCCGAATGTGAGCGTGAACGTGCCGCTGGATGGCCCCGTGACGTATTGTGTTCGGTTGCGAGGGTTCGCCAGGTCGATGATTCGCAGGATGGTGTTGCTGCTGTCGCGACCGTAAATGACCATGTATCGCTCGTTGGCATCTCGAACGATCCGGTGAGCCCGGTAGTACTGGGTGTTCACGCCAGCAACTGCCTGTGCGAAGTGTCGTGTTCCGGCGCGGCTTGAAACGCCGCTCACAACGCTGAACAGGGCGTTTTCTGCATCCTCGACCTGAGACGGAAAGCGGCTGCTCGCACTCTGTGTGGAGATGCCGTTGTGCAGCGAACCAATCCGCTGCCGGAAATCGGTGGTTGCCATTTACTGCTGTTGCTGCGTCTGGGTCTGTGCCTGCACGAAGATCGGGCGGCTTGAGAACGTGCCTTCGCGCGGCTGAATGGAGTCCGTGAGACCGAGCTCCTGAGACAGGTACGCATCAGACATCTGGGATCCGGTCGTGCGGCGCGCAAACCGCTGTGAAGCGTGCTGTGCAACCTGCTCGCGAAGCATGGGGTCAAGGTCCGCGAACGCCAGCAATTCGGCCACATCAAGGTAGACCGGGTTGGCGTCCTGCATGGCGTACTGTCCCTTGTCGGCGTCGTACACCTTGGTTCCGCGCATCACAAGGTTCCGGTGCTGATCCGGGCCGGAGCCCCTGATTCGCAGCACGTCAGATCCGAGAGACACTTCAAGAGTGCCGGCGGCTGGCGTGTAAGCCTTGCTTCGGATGGTGTTGCACGGAAAGCCCTGAGCACACAGGTATCGCGTGCTGTCATCGACATACCGCTCAGCCTCGGCTGCAATGCTGGTGCCGTTGGTGTCGAGCGCGGTCACGCGGTATTCGTTGATCGCCGCCAGGCATGAATTGACCGCATCAAGCTTGGTCATCGATGGCATTAGTAGACGCTCCTATCTCGGATGCGGGGTCGGCCCCTGAGTTGAATCATTTCTGCCGTGTTGAGTACGTTTACGTCCGCTCGCGAATCGTCCTCGCGCTTGACCTCGGTCATCCGCCGCGCCGCCTCGTCCCGCAGCATTCCATCCAGCGCCTGATCCTTCTTGTGCGAGCGGTTGTAGTTGTAGGCCGCTTCGGTGATGACGTAGTCGGCGAATGTCTGCGGCAGGTCCGTGAATGCCGTCTGAGCGACGTAAGTGACACGCAGGTTCCTGCTGAAGACATCGGTGTTGTTCTCGATGTCGAAAAGGAATCCACCGACCACTGTCACGTCGGTTTGGGAGTCCAATCCATCGGTGTCGATCCGATATGTATTCGCCGGCACAGCAATCTTGCCCTGCCCGTTCTGCGCCAGTTCGACGTTGTAGCGCGTGTTGAAATGCCAGCCACGGGCTTGGCACGACTTGTCAGCATCATCGATGTACCGTTCGACCTGTGCTTGCGTTGAGATGCCGCCGGTATCCAATGCCGCAACCGGCGTGAGGCCCAAGCGCCTGAGCACGCCATTGACTGCTGATAGTTTGTCCATGTTTATGCCTGTGCAGACGCAGCTGGTCGAGTGGCTGCAAGCTGGTCACTCCACCGAGACTTGACGGCAGTCGTCCACTCGGTCGATGCGGCCGACTGGATTGACGCTGGTAAGTCATTGACGGTGGTGGTTGGCGGATACACCGACCTAAACACGGAGATTCCGGTGATGTCACCGTTTCCGTCGGTTGTGGTTGTCGTCAGCTTGTATGACAGCTGCTTCGATTCGTTGAACTGGAATTGTTCTGATGTGCTTGATGGCATGATTATGCGGTGT